TCGGTCTTCGGCTCCGGCTTCAACATCGAAGTCGAAGGTAAGGAACTCAAATAATGGCAACCCCCTCCCTCGAAGCTATGGTCAACGACCTCATCGACCAACGGCTCCGGCAAATGCAGACGGCATACCCCGCCGAGGTCATCGCCTACGACTCCTCGACGAGCCTCGCGACCATCAAGCCCCTCTTCATCGAGGCATGGCGCGGACCCAACGACGAGCGCATCGAGGAGACCATCGAGAACGCAGAGGACGCCTACGTCGAGAACGTCCTCGTCATGCACCCCCGCACCGCCGCCTTCCGCGTCGCGCTCCCCGTCGCACCCGGCGACACTGGGCTCGCACTCGTCACGAAGTTCTCCCTCGACCGCTTCCGTGAGGGCGCGGGCGCAGCCGACCCCGGCGACCTCCGCAAGTTCACCATGAGCGGCTCGGTCTTCTTCCCGACGAACCTCTACGTCGACACCGACAACCTCGACGCCTCCGATGACGACACGGTTATCACCATCTCCGCGGGCGGCACCGCATACGAACTCTTCCGAGCCTCCTCCTTGCAGACGGCAATCGAAGCCCTCATCGACGACATCAAGGGCGCGTCGGGGGCAATCACCGCCGACAACATCGTCCACACGCTAGCGGCGGTCGCCTACGACAACGCGAAGAGCACCTTCACGACCGCGGCGAATAGCGCGAAAACGACCACCTTGAAAGCAGAATAGATGACCGACATCGCCCTCACCTTCACGGGGCAAACCCCCGACCTCACCATCCGCTCGAACAACCTCATCCTCGTCGACGGCGAAGAGGCAATCGACCAACAACTTCGGCTCCGCTTGAAGTTCTTCCTCGGCGAGCACTTCCTCGACGAGCGGCAAGGGATTCCCTTCTACCGAGAGGTCTTCGTGAAGAACCCGAACCTTCGCCTCCTCCGAACCATCTTCGCGGAAGCCATCCGAACGACGACCGGCATCTCCTCGGTCGACTTCATCGAAGTCACCATCGAGACGGCGACGCGGACCCTGAACATCTCCTTCACCGCTACGATGGATACAGGCGCAACCCTCACCTACGACCCCTTTATTTTGGAGCTATGACATGGCTGGATTGACTACAACCGGGCTCACCATTGAGACCATCGAGACGCTCCTCGCGAGCATCGTCGCGGACCAACTCGCGAACATCTCGCCCACTCTCAACACGGAAGCCGATTCTCTCGCAGGGCAGCTCAACGCCATCTATGCAGCGGCTCTCCTTGAGTTGTGGGAACTCCTTGAGGAGATTTACCAGTCGGGCTACCCCGACACGGCGAGCGGGCAGTCGCTCTCCTTCATTGCAGCAATCACGGGCACCATCCGCGAGGTCGCGACGAAGAGCACCGTCGACGTCCGCTTCACGGGCACCGTCGCCGCAGCCGTCCCCATCAACACGGAAGTCTACGTCGTTGGTCGACCCGAGTCGCGCTACGTCACCCTCGCAGCCGCAGTCGTCGGCGGGGGCGGGACCGTCGACGTCTCGTGCGAAGCCGTAACCGCAGGCGATGACACCTTCATGGTCTCCGCAGAAGCTCTCACAATGCCGAACCCTCCCCCGACAATCACCCTCGCGACGAGCTTCGAGAACTCCGTCGACGGGCAAGACGAAGAGACCGACGCGGCTCTCCGCATCCGGCGCGAACAAGAACTCGCACGACCGGGTTCGGCAACCGCCGAAGCAATCAAGGCGGACCTCCTCGAAGTCACGGGCGTCGACGTCGCGCAGGTCTACGAAAACGTCACCATGCTCACCGACGCGAACGGTCTCCCCCCGAAGAGCATCGAGTGCCTTGTCTACTCGCAGAACACTCCCGTCTACACCGCAGCCGACGTCGTCGCAGCGATTTGGACGGCGAAGCCTGCGGGCACCGAGACGCACGGCGGTCTCACCCTTGCAACCCTCGACTCCTCGGGCGACTCGCACGACATCCTCTACAGCGTCCCCGCAGAGATAACCACGCACATGCTCGTCACTCTCGACTATGACGCGACCGACTACATCGGCGACACCTTGGTCCGCACGGCAATCGTCGAGTGGGCGCAACTCAACCTCTCGATGGGCGACGACGTCGTCGCATCCGACCTCGTCACCCTAGTCTCCGGGCTCGCGGGCGTGGTCTCCGTCGACGGCTCGAACACGGGCGCGAACTCGACGACCGTCGCCTCGGGCAACCCCTCCCTAACTATCTCCCTTCGCCAAGTCTCAACGGTAGACTCCGGCGACATTGACATCACATCGACGGCAGTGTAACATGAGCGACCTCAAGACCGACTACACCTCCGAAGCCCTCCTCCGGCTCCTCACGACCCTACAGGGGGCACCCGAGGTCGAAGCCCTCGCCGCAGCCTACCTCGACCGATGCCAGGAGCTAGAAGACGCAGCACACCCCATGCTCGTGCAACGTAGCATCGAGGACTCGGTCGGCGACCGCATCGACCGCATCGGAGCCATCGTCGGCATCCCCCGAGGCGGGCGAGAGGACGATGACTACAGGCTCCGCGTTCGGGCGGAGATTGCAATCCTCAACTCCGACGGCACCGAGGACGCAATCACGACCGTCGTGCAACTCCTCACGGGGCAAACGGACCCGAAGGACATCTCCTTCGACGAGAGCTTCCCCAAGGCGGTCACGCTCCGGGCGCGGGACACCGCGGTCGGCGGGTTCGACGTCGACCAAGACGCAATCCTAACCCTCCTCCGACGGGCAATCTCGGCGGCAACCGAGGTCGACTACGTCTACTCGTGGAACGAGGCGCTCGACACGAACATTTTTCACTTCTCAAACACAGCGGACACAACCGAAGCGGCGGCAACCTACGGCACCGAGAACGGTTCACTCTGCGGAGCGGCAATCTAAATGGCAATCACCACACCCGAAGACTTCATCGACTGGGCGAGTAACACTGGCGCGGCGAAGACCGACCCCGGCGCAACCCTCGCAGCGGACGGGTGGGTCGTAGGAGACGCACCCGCATCCTCGCACTTCAACCACCTCGTCAACTCCTCGGCGGGCTTCGCCTCCTTCGTTCCGAAGACCCTCCCCTCGACAATCGCCTACGGCAACATCGACTTCACGACCGGCGCAGCGGGCGGTGTTGGTCCTTGGGGGCACACGAACCCGACCGCGTTCTTCTCCATGTTCCTCCGCGGGCGATGGTACGTTCACCTCGTCACTCAGTTCAACGCCCTCAACGTCTACGACTCCGACGACGGCGAGACATGGACGTCGAGCCTCGCGATTGACGGTGCAACAATCGACGTCAACACAACCCGACCCGTCGTGAGCGACGACGGCATCTACGCCTTCGGCAACGATGACCGACTCTTCGTCTCGACCGACAACACCGTCGAGAACCTCGACACGGGCACCGTCACACCCTGGACCGACATCACAATCATCCGCGAACTCGTCTACGACGGGGTCTCGGGCTTGTGGGTTGCGTGCGGAAGCGACGGCGCAGGCAACGGGCGAATCGAATCATCTCCCGACCTCGTGACCTGGACCGTCCGCGACTCACGGGCAGCCGACGAGTATGAATCTCTCGCGGTCTCCTCGAACGGAGTCTTCCTCGCGACGACCGACAACGGGGCAACGACTCGCACCTCTTCCGACGGAATCACATGGATTGCCGGACCCGCCTTCGCAAACGCGGTCTACCGCGTCACATGGGACGAGCTTACCGGGCACTTCCTCGCGAACGACTCGCTCAACAACCTTTTCAGGATTCCCGAGAACTCGACCTCGGAAGTAGACACTGCGCTAAATGTCGCAGTTCTTTTTCAAGCGCCAGAGTTCTTATGGGTCCTCGACGCAGTCGCGGAGGCGATGACGGCAGTCTTTTCCTTCGAGGGAACCTACGGCGAGAAGGAGGACCTCGGCTTCTGGCTCATCGGTCTCCCCGTCGCGATGCGGTTCAACGAGAACGTCGGCGGCAACGGTCGCATCGTGTTCCCCTACGTCGCGACCGACGGAACTTCACAACGGGCAATCGCCTACTACGGAGCAAATAATGACGGCTAAGACACCCCCGACCGAGTATCTAAGCGAGTGGTCGGCAAGTGGCTACCTCGGGCAGATTGGACGCATCTCTCCCCTCTCCGTCGCGAAGCAACGCGAAGGCTACAACATCTCCGAGGCTCCGGGCTCGGCTCAAGATCGGAAGAGCACACGTCTGAACTTCAGTCACCGATGTATCTCGTATGCCGTCTTCTGCTTGAAAA